CGGAACATTACCCACAAGTCAAAATTAGATGCCGATTTGGCGGACCTTGTCCAGATCATTTATTTCGCCTTACTGCAAACCGATGTCAAGAGATTGGAGGATTTGACATCATCCGGAGGGATGCGGTTCTACATTGTTAGGATGATACAAAACCAATATTTCAGCAAGAATTCCCCGTTCTATGCAGAGATCAGGAAATTCAGCGACCGGATGAGTGAGATAACATCTCAAATCTCCGAAACATACGATTCGGAAAAGGATTACAACAACCGATGAACATTGGACATATATTACCAGGGATGCAAAACACCCACCCCAACGATGTTTATACCTGGTTTTCGGGCGTGGAGAATTAGTTTCACGCCCATTTTTTTAAAACATATCTGGACATGGTAGATGGATTTTGGGAGACCATGATTGATGCCGGATGAATTTTTGGGGGTCAAATGGGGGCAAATAACAACGATAAAACAACGATAGACATGGACATATTTTGTTTAGAGGGAAAGGATGGTTACCGGGTATTCACGCATATTTATGGGAATTATCAGAGGCTATCATTAGACCTTGCCAATAATAGAGGTATTTCACCGACCAATAGTCGAATCCTTTCGATTGAAGACGTTAAGTCGATAACCGACATGGGGGGGGAGTATCTTTACCAGGTCTCTGAAATGGCTAAGGATCCAAACAATTTTGGTCTCCCCATGTTTGCCGTTGAGATTAATGATGGGGAGCCGGTTCTATGGGGACCGAACCGTCAATTCGTTATAGATTTTATTAATGATATATGGCCAGAAATCCAAAAGCAAAAGACAATTTGAGACCATTCCCCAAAGGCGTTTCCGGCAATCCGGCCGGACGGCCTAAGTCATTGGCAAAGGTTATTGATGGGATGTCGGAAAATGCACGATCGGAAATCTATGGTGTTTTGTATCGTGCAATCAGTCTCCGTGACTATTCGGAAGCGAAGACATACATTGATCAGGTAACGAATGACAAGAGTTTGGGAAAATATGGATTCGTTTTCCAGATTGCTTTGAAATCCCTTGCCGGACCTATGGGATGGATCACACTGAATGACATCCTGGACCGGTTGATCGGGAAACCCCGTGTCCAGGCTGAATTCCGTATGAGACAACCCCGGCATTATATTGTCATTGACAGCTCCGATGTGGGGGATAAGATCCAGCCGGGGGATTTTGTTGTTCATGTGTCCAGCCGGGAGGAGGCCGAAATGATCATGAACATGGACAACCCGGATGAGTAGTTTTGCCGAACCGAAAATAATCCTTAAATTTGTTCCGTTGCATTGTGCAACATGAATCAAAGTGAACCCGTCAAGTCGAGAGATTTGGTCGGGTTTTTTGTTTGAAAATCGGTTATTTCGGGAAAAAGTCGGGAAAAACCGAAAAAGAAAAACGCCAACACATTGGCTTGCAATGCATTGGCGGTGTAATGGGGTGGAGCATAGGAGTATTGAACCTTTGAAATCTTGATGATTGCCTAAACTATTTGAAAACGGCATTTCAATGCAGTGTGATAAAGATTTAGCATGTCTTTTCTTATTTCAAAGAATATCATCTTTTTTCACTTGATTTCACTTAAGTCGGGAAAAAGTCGGGAAAAAGTCGTGAATTTTATTTGATGGTTCCGAAAGAAACATTACCTTTGTTGCAACTTTGATTCATTACTTATGGCAACTCTCAAATTCCGGCTATCTTCAAAGGCCGACAAAGCAACGGGACAATGTGAGGTCCTTGTTAGATTCTTTCATGGTCATTTCGACCAATACGCAAAGACCAGCATCTTTGTAAAACCAAACACCTGGAATCCCAACACCCAACGGGTGATCATTCCCCGTGTCAGGATCATGACCGATGAGGTCAAGAGGACACAAAAGGAATTGGGTGAGATCAACGCCAAATTGGATGCCGTTGAAAAGCTCATCAAGGAATCATTCATCAATGCCGGAGCGGGGAAAGTCCAATTGCCTGGTTCCTGGTTGGTGGATCTCTTGAATGAATACAACTTTCCCGGCCAGGGCGAAGATACCAAAGGTCTTTTGTCGAACCTAAAGAAATACATCGACATTCGCAATGAGGCCCGTCCAAAGGACGAGAACGATACCAGGACCCATGAGGGGCATTTTGAGGTCTTGATGAGGGCCTTTCATCGGTTCCTCATTGTCCGTGGTTACAATGTCGGAATCACCCTGGATGAGGTTACCGGAGACACCTTGCGTGATTTCGTGAACTATTTCCAGGAGGAACACACTTTCATCAAGGCCGGAACCGACAAGGATGGGAACCGGACAATTGAATTCACCAATCCTCGTTTCAAGCTGGCTATCCAGGAGGTCCCGGAATCACGGATGCCGTCTCCCCGTGGGATGAACACCATTAGTCTAATCTTGCAAAGATTCCGGACATTCTATCATTGGGCAATCGATCAGGGAATAACCGACAACAATCCTTTCCGACACTTTGAGGTCCCGCAAGCATTGTACGGAACACCTTATTACATCACCATAGATGAGCGGAGACACCTTTTCGATCTGGACCTCTCCACCAATCCCCGGTTGGCCGTACAACGTGACATTTTCGTTTTCCAATGCCTAATCGGTTGCCGTGTTTCGGACTTGCGTAACCTAAGGAAAGATTCCGTGATCAATGGAGCCGTGGAATACATTCCCCGAAAGACAAAGACCGGACATCCGGTCACGGTCCGTGTACCTTTGAACGAGACCGCCATCCAGATCCTGGAAAGGTACAAGGACATCCCCGGTGGAAAACTCTTGCCTTGCATATCAGATCAAAAGTATAACGATGCCATCAAGGAATTGTTCACGGTAGCCGGATTGACCAGAATGGTCACTATCTTGAATTCGACAACAAGGCAAGAGGAAAAACGGCCTTTGAATGAGGTCGCAAGTTCACACCTTGCCAGGCGTACATTCATCGGAAATCTTTATAAGAAAGTCAAAGATCCCAACCTCATCGGTAAGCTGTCCGGACATGTGGAGGGATCAACCGCCTTTGCCCGTTACCGGGACATCGATGAGGAAATGAGGAAAGAGTTGGTTTCGATGCTGGACTAACAGGATATCATCGGACCTATCATCAATAGTCTTTATTAACAATCTAATAAACGCACATCATGAAAACACAAGACATCACCATTGGCCCGATCACGGCCAACCTTATCATGGCTTTGAGATCCATTGAACAAGCCAGGAATTATTATTACCTCGCAACGGAAGAGATGAGAGGTAATGTGGACAACCTCACCGACCACATGACCGATGAAGAGAAAACAGTTTTCGACAACGCCAGGGACCTTGTTGAGAAAGAGATCGGTGACAACATCCGGACATGGGCGTTTAGTAGCAATCCCGTAAACGAGATTTAACCATCCGGATAAGTCTCGTTGTCTGAAAGAACACATTCCTTTTTCAAGATTATGACCGACAAGGAATTTATCGAAATGTCCAGGTTGCTGGAATCGATTTCAAAAGTGGCCGGAACCTTGCGGATTGTCTTTGAAACGAAGACGGTAAAGGACGAGGAAGAGTCCACCCGTACCGGGGGAATCTTCACCACCAGGGTCGTTGCAAAAGATAAGGCGAAAGAACACCCGGATTTCAAAAAGAGGTATTCTTTATTGCCGGATCAGGAAATAAAGAAACTGGTTGATCTCATCAAAGGATGTGATGATTGGACATCCGATAAGTTTAAGGCATCGGAGATCTACCGGATGATGCGTGGATTTGTATCGGCAACATCCGGGATGCCGGTTGGGATTTCTGGACTATTCAAAGATGTCCGGTCACTATGTCGGAGACCAATGGAGATCATTCCAGGGGCATATCCGGACCTTTATCCCGCATTCGTCCGTACCTTACTTAATGATGGGGAATATGAAAAAGCAAAACATTTTGGACAAATAATTCCGCCTTTCACCTGGACCAAATCGATCAACGAACTTGCTATATGGTTGGATGAAACCTTACTATTAGCAAATCGTAATCGTATTATTAAAACAAAAAATGGTCCGAAATGTTGTAACGATTGGGGAATGGCTGATTGCGTATTTTGGCATGATGGGGAACCCGTCACGGCCAAACAACTCCGGACCGCAATAAAGGGGTGATTCACATAAACTCCACAAACAAAAACCGCCTTTGCATTGGGTTTCAATGTTTTGGCGGTTTTTTTTATTCCGAAAATCCCGAAGAATTCCCGAATTAGGATGATTGATGGTGTCTTGATGGTAGTTTGATGGTAGGAAAAACGGGGGTTGATGGTAGTTTGATGGTATCAATGGACCTTAGGAATCTCCCGACCTTTGTCATGGCATCCGGTGGGAATCTACCTCTCCCGACCGGGGCGGAAAGGTGAACCGATCCTTGATGTTGGTAGCAAGGGGAGAGGACCTAAATACCATCAATGCACAAAATGATGATAGATTTAATTCGACTTGCACAAGAAGCTCCGGGAACCATCATTTCAGTCCAGGTGAAAGACCTGGTATCAGCAAATGAAAGGCTTGTAGAACGGACCATTGCAGATCTGGAAAGGGTGATTGCGGAAAGGCGGGAAACCGTATACATGACCAAAGATCAGGTGTTGTCAAAACTCAATGTTGCTCCCGCTACATTATGGAGGTGGCAAAAGCGGGGTTACCTGGTTCCCATCAAGGTGGGAGGAGAAAATCGTTATCGGTCCACCGACATCGACAAAATATTGGAGGGCGAGAGATGAGAAAGGCAAACACATCGATCCGGTTACGGGATATGAATCCAGCCAGGGCATTGGCATATTGTGCTGTTATCACCAAAACGGAATGGTCTACGATGAAAAGCGGGGATGTTGATGTTTTATGGACCGTTTTCCGGTCTTATATCCTCAATGAGTATGATGATACCACTATCATCGTTCCGGACCGAATTAAGGCCGTTTGGGGCCGTTGTAAGACCATAATCGATAAGGAGGTAAAAAGATGAAAGACCATGGTATTCAAAGAGAGAGTTTCATCCTCTACAAGTCTTTTTATGAACCAATCTCACAACTGACCGATGAACAATTGGGGAGGTTATTCCGTTCCATCTACCTTTGGCAGATCAACGGTGAGGCAGATCCGGAACCGGACATCAAGGTTGCATTCGGATTCTTCATCAACCAATTCCGGATAGACAATGAAAAGTATTCGGCAAAGTGTGAGCAATACCGTGAAAACGGTAGGATGGGAGGACGGCCAAAGAAAACCAATCGGTTATCGGAAAAGCAATCGGTTTCTAAAAAAGCCAAAAAAGCCGATAATGATAATGATAATGAGAATGACAATGAGAATGACAATGAAAAGTCATCTTTGACATTCCCTTTCTTCGATAAGGAATTTATCGACACCTGGAATGATTTGAGATCACAACCCAAATGGAGAAGAAAGACCGTAAAAGCCTTGCAAAAGTCTTTGGACAGGTTGTCCAGGTATGATGTCCGTTTCGCCATAGAACTCATGAATACGGCCATAGAAAACGGATATCAAGGGGTTGTTTACGATGATACCCCGTCCAGATATGAACAATGGATGAGATCACATCCTCAACCCCAATCCGGCAAGGCTGGAGATATGAATCGTGATAATTATTCCGCTTATGATTTCGATTAGTTATGGCATATACAAAGACAACTACAAAGAAAACCTTTGATCAGGATGGTTTGATGATGCCGGATTCCATTTCCCTGGAATATCAAGTTTTGGCGGATCTCATAGATTCACCCGACATGATTGCATCGGTCCGCTCTTCCGTGACAAAGGAAATGTTTTCGACACCGGGAACACAAAAGACCTGGACCGTCCTCAATGAGATGCTGGATGGTGGTACAACCATTGACCTTTCCACTATCAGCACAAGAATTGACCGGGACACATTTCATTCCATTCTCAATCACAATCCGGCAGCCACCATGGGAACGATCGGACACTGCAGAGCATTGGTTGAGATGTCCACCAGGCGTTTGATGTGGATCAGGGCCTATGAGATGATGAGCAAGGCCGGTGATACCGGCTCCGATATGTCCAGCTTGCTTTCAATGCCTGGAGACCTTGTCTCTGAACTTGCCGGAAGATCCCGTGTCGGTGCTGAAACTCAATCCGTGATAGATGTCTTGAATTCCTATGAGGATGAGTTGCAAGACCGGACAAGCGGAACGGTTAGGAAGATTCCAACGGGGTTTCCTCAATTGGATTTCCTGATCATGGGAGGATGGACCAACGGTAATCTCATTGTGATGTCAGCAAGGCCATCCGTGGGGAAATCAGCATTAATGATTCAAATGGCCGTGACAGCAAGCCGGGCCGGGTTTCCGGCAACGGTTTATTCCCTGGAGATGCCCAACAGTGATTTGGGGCAAAGGTTGCTTTGGTCCACCGGATATGTGAGACCCCGTGACATTGCCAACGATAATTCTTTGAAAGACCTTGATTGGTCACAAGTAGAGAGAGCGAATGCAGAATTCGACAAATTGCCTTTGAGTTTCAACACCAGGTTGAGGACGATGGAAGAGATCTGTAACGACATCATGTTGCAACACCAGCGGGGAAGATGCTCCATCGCATTCATCGACCATCTTCACATCATCTCCGGAACGGACAATTCACGGTCCATGTACCAGGTCATAACGGAACGGACCAGGCGTTTCAAATCATTGGCAATGGATTGCGGAATTCCCATTGTTTTGCTTTGCCAGCTCAACCGGTTGTCCGAAACCGATAACCGGCCACCGGATTTGATGGACTTACGGGATTCCGGTAGCATCGAACAAGATGCCGACATCGTGCTGATGCTGGACCGACATACTAAAGCCAAAACCGATAACCGGCTGGATGTGTGGGTGAGGAAAAACCGGAATGGTGTTGCGGGTCGATACATCGGACTTTCCGGAGACTTTTCCAGGGGATTCACGGTGTTCTCTGAAAGAGATATTAGTCTTGATGAAAAGGTTTAAATAACCGGATACAATTAACTGACAATAAGTTAATAAATCTTATTAATTATTCTTGAATCAGTCGTTTTAAAAACCTATCTTTGTTAGGAGTTATTATTATGGATAAAGAGAAAGCATTGCAAATGGCCTTGATACTCTCCGACATTGCGGAGGGTTGCGGAACTATGTTGGATTCAATAAAATTGATTGAATCCGGTTTGGAAGACGTGGCTGAAATGTTAAGAGAGTATGCCACAAGTGAATAAATAGTATCATCTAAAATAAAGCATTAGTAATATGGAAAAGGTAACTATCAAACCCACCAGCAAGGTTGTCAAAGCCACTACCGATGAGGAAAAATGGAGGAATTCATCCATCTATCCGGAAATCATGGTAAGCTCAAAGGGCCGTATCAAGGAAAGGGAGTATCAACATGTTGTCAAGGACCTGGAAGACGGATGTTTCAGGATCTATTCCGTCCCGGCCAAAACTCTCCCGGTTAATGTGTCCGCATCCGGTGATGTGACTGTTCAGTTCTATTCCGGTAGGAAATGGACAAGCGAAAATGTTGCGTTCCTGGTTGCAACCGAATTCGTCCCCAACGAGGATCCGGAACATTTCACAAAGGTCAAGTTCAAAGACAAAGACCGGAACAATCTCAAAGCATCGAATCTCTATTGGGATGGTACTGGAGTCTATTCAAAGGCATCCGGAGTCTATTCAAAGGCATAACAACGGACAACAACCCCATTCCTTGTCTTAGTTTGCTCTTATCTTTTTTGAATTATGGTGCCGTGATGGGGTTGATAGGATCCTTGTATGATTGACATCGTGACATGCCTGGATTTGTTCATGTATCGTGTTATGATATACGGGGATCCTTTTGGAAACAATTCAGTTGTTCAAGGTTGTCCGATATAGGTGGCGAAGAATAAAGAGAAGAAACTAAAACCCGTATCCGGGAAAGCATCAAAGATTGTTGGTCAAATTGCAGAAAGTAGGACGGTGGAGGACCTGGTTCGGAACATTACCCACAAGTCAAAATTAGATGCCGATTTGGCGGACCTTGTCCAGATCATTTATTTCGCCTTACTGCAAACCGATGTCAAGAGATTGGAGGATTTGAC